TTCAGCACACTCACTCTTTCACCCTTGTTATCAATACCACGCACTCAACATGCCTTGTTGCTGTGATTCTGATGACCATCGAGCCTGGTACCCCCTTGGCGTAAGGGTATATTTTCAATAATTCCGACGCTCATCATTTGTTTTTTACAAAATAGTTGTGCTAATTATAATATGGCAACTATTATTTTAGAATATCTAATTTATCAAAGATAAAAGCTGCCAACAATAAAACCCTCAGTGTACTGAAGGTTTTAGTCTTAGCAGTTTTTAACGGAAGCAAAACCTACGCTCCCTCAGCCTTGGTGCTATATCACTGATTTTAATTAACTTCATATTTTATAGTTCCTAACTAAATTGGAATTTGTGTGCGTTGATGTGATTACTATGCAACTTCTGAACAACAATGACTATTGCCCAAAGTAAGATAACCACTTCTCTATCTCTTCCTCATTTCTAATTTCCAAACCAGAAAGACTTGCTAAATACTTTCTTTTATTATATTCTTCTCGCGTATTGACATTGACAAGTTCAACACTTTTATTTTCAGGCCATATTTTTTCGATAATTCCCTTTTTACTAAAATTGCTCATTAAATGTTCCCCAATATACTTATCATCAATTACGCAATGAATATCGTGCGAACCCATTCGATAGATTCCGCCAACTTTAACACCATTCTTTACAAGCACTATTATTTCTACCTGCTCATAATATGTTTTTCCTGAAATCTGCATTCGGAATTTACGATTAAAAAGATATGCCTCACCTGGTACTAATTCTTCTCCCTCTATTAAATCGCATCGCCTTACAATATCTAATATATCTTCATTTTTCATGTACTTTCACCCGCTAATAATTTTTCTCAATTACAACACATGCAATATCTTTCAGCTGTATTCTTATTAGATCGTATTAAAAAGACGAAGTACCATCCCTTTGTTCCGCTTTCTATCAACCTCATTTTTCCTCTAATCGACAAGATTAAAATTTGTCAACCTTCAAATCGTTTTTCAATAAGCTCAATTGCGCTTTTTACAAAATATATCAATGCCTGTAATTTACTGTCATCATACCCATAATACTCATTGATTGGATATGGAGGTTCTAATTTATACATATCTCTAATTCTGTATAAATCCATATTTCTGCTTAACCAGTCATACATTTCTTTTCGTTTGTAAATATCAGAATTTTCATCTTCAAGATTTTTCAAATACTCAGAAGGATAATCCTTGTTTAATTTCCACGTACCTTTACCTCGCTTATTTTTACTACCATTAAAATAAAGTGGTACAGGCATAAAATTGGAAAAGGAATACATCAAATCAAAGTACTTATCAAAAAGCTGTCTTAAATCTTCATACCTGTAAAAAATTAAATTTAAATTATTATAAATTAATTCGTATTCTTCTCGTTTTTCATTCGGTATTTGTCTACGTTGTCTAATCATCTTTGAACGACAAAAATCCATAAATGGTATAAATGCATTAAAAATTGTATCTGCACTCTCTGGAATTGGAGCATTGTAGCATTGTTCATATGCTTCTCTTACCAATATAGATGAATCTATTTCTGTACACGAATTCATTCTATACAACAGGGCAGCTTCGATTCCTTTTTTCCCTTTTAGTTTTGTATTAACAATTGGTATAAGATTATCAGTCTTGTTTACCACTGCATAATTTTCTATCATTATAATTATCTCCATTATTCCATTAATTAATATTTGCCGCCTCTGTAGCTACATGTTTTAACCTGAGTAAATTGAAAATGACAATTAACGCAACTCTATTTGACTACAATCATAACACAATAATTACCATTTTCCGATATATTATTTCTAAAAAAACTACTAACAATAAAACCCTCAGTGGATGAGGATTTTAGTCTTAGTAGTTTTCAGCAGGAGCGGGGACTCCGCCCCTGCCTAATTCTACACACAGTAGCATGCATTGTTGTTTTCATGGTTGTATTAATCTTCATAAAATTCAATTTCTTGTTCCATAATGATGCCATACTTAAAGTGGATTTCAATTTTAGATTCATGGATTACCTTTATTCTAAGTATTAAGCGTCTGATTAAATCCTCATCAAACTCTCCGACTCTGCAGCTTACCCTACCAAGGCAAGAGTCCATTCCATCCACCCTTTGCTCATACTCACCAGCCAGCTTCTGTTCTCTTGCCAGCTTTAATTTTTTCATCTTAAGAGTTTGCATTTCTTCCGCAATTTTTCTATACTGCTCATCAAAATCTTCATTGACAGCCCCTTGTTTGGCATTTTCTTCGATTAAGCTAAGGAGCTGCTTTTGAAGTTTGGAGATTTCCTCATCAAACTCTGTTTTTATGTTTTTTGTTGTGTAGTTACCAATCACCCGGATTACATTTTCTCTGAATGCTCCTACAACCTCTCTTTGATTTTCTACTACACTGTCCACAGCTTTCATAATTGCTTCGTGCAGGGGTTTTTCTTTTAAGGTGGCGGAATGCTTACAAGTTTTTGTACCGTTTAACAACCGGCTTTCACATCGCCACACAGGAGTAAGATTTCCATTCCTTGACCAGGTCTGCCTGCGATAAGGGTGGGAGCATTCTCCGCAGACAAGGATGTCTGAGAGTACATATTTGGAACTGTACTTACTTTTTTCTTTTTTTGCTCGTCTGGCAATGGACGGCTTATGAAGACTTGCTCGTCTTGCTCTTTCTTCCTGCACTTGGTAAAAAAGCTCTTTTGGGATAATTGCTTCATGGTTATCCTCAATATAATATTGGGGTACGATGCCGTCATTTTTCACTCTCTTTTTTGTAAGAAAATCCACAGTATATGTTTTTTGCTGCAGAACATCGCCCATGTATTTTTCGTTCTGGAGTATTTTTGCTATGACAGTATCATGCCATTTGTCTTTTCCAGTTACTGTCTTTATACCCTCTTCCATAAAGGTATTTGCTATCTGCCGTGTACTTAACCCCTCAAGGTAAAGACGGTATATTCTTCTGACTAACTTCGCTTGTTCCGGTACGATGACCAGCTCGCCATCCTCATCTTTTGTGTATCCTAAAAACTTTTTATGATTGACCAGCACCACACCGTTTTCATATCTTCTTGCGATTCCCCAGCGAGTGTTTTCACTTAAGTTACGGCTTTCTTCCTGTGCTTGACTGCTTAAAATGGTGATCAGGAGTTCACCTGTCGCCTCCAGTGTATTGACACCTTCTTTTTCAAAAATGATGCCGATATTTTTCTCCTTGAGCTTTCTTATGGTTTGCAGGGAATCTACTGTATTTCTCGCGAAGCGACTAACCGATTTGGTAAGTATTAAGTCTATTTTACCTGCCATGCAGTCATCAATCATGGAGTTAAAGTCATCCCTCTTTTTCATATTGGTTGCAGACTTTCCGTCATCTGCATAAATGCCCGCCAGTTTCCAATTTGGATTCTGCTGAATTTTCTCTGTATAATAAGATATCTGTGCATCGTAACTGCTTTCCTGCTGTTCCAGCAATGTGCTGACTCTACAGTAAGCTGCTACTCTTAATGCTTTTAGCTGTACTTTGATGTTCCTGTCATAAGCTGGTTGTGAAGGTATGATAGATACATTTTTCTTTTTAACTGCTTGCACATTTATCCCCCTTTCTATAAGTTTCATGGACAATTAGTCCATTTATAAATTCTATTTCAACTCGTCCATCTTCATAGATGACCAGTTTTTTGACTGTCTGTAAAAATAATTCTTCATTAAATTCGGTTTGCAGTTCCCTTCCTGAAAGGGCTTGCATTATGTTTTCCGTATGATGTTCGTAGTCATGCACCTGTGCAGTTTGATAAAGGAGTGCCGCCCTTTGGAAAATCATCGTCGCCAGCTCCTTGGAGGAAAATTGTTCGTCTGCTTCCATGTCTTTAATCCTTTGATCAAGCTTCCGATATTCTGTTGAATAACGCTTTGGAGCCTCCTTTTGTTTCTTCTGCAGTAAAGAAGGAGTTTTTATTATCTTGTTTACCGCAAGGATAAAAATTTCATTAATCTGTTCATCCGTGATTACCCCACAGATGCAATGGACTCTGTTCTTATAAATATAATGCTTGCACTTCCATTTGCTTTTTTCAGAGGGCTTCCCACTGTTCTCCGTATATTTCCTGAACGCCTCTTTACACTCGCCGCACCAAAGTCTGCCGGTAAATGGGCTTTGATTATTCATGCTATTTGGCTGTGCAAGCCGGCCAAGCTTTTTACGCTGTTCATCTCTGCGGTTTTGTACCTGTTCAAAAATTTCGGTCTCTATCATCTGCGGATACATCTCATCACCCAAATACTTTATGTTTTCTAAAATCTTACCTACAGAACCGTGATTCCAAGATGGCTTGTTGTTTGCATTTAGGACGCCTTTTGCTGTGAGTTCCTTTGCTATTGCATAGGTAGAGATTCCTGAAAGGTAATCAGCAAAAACCTTTCTTACAACCTTTGCTTTTTCTTCTTCAACATATATCTTTCCGTTTCGCATCCGAAACCCTATAGGTGTGTGCCTTTGCATCCTTGTTATCCTCCTTTCCACAGCTTTCTGAAAACTCCAGTTTGTTCTTTAGTCGGAAGGTTACAATTTTCCCTTCCTTTATAATAATCTGATCCACTGTTCCTAAAAACAAATCCTCACGGTATGTATCCTGTATCCCTGGATTGCTTTCCAACAGTCCTATAAGCTGTTCAGTATAAAAAATTTCTGTTTCAAATCCGCTGTCATCAAGCAGGCCTTTCCTCTTTTTTCGCATGGCATCCAACTCTATTTGCAGGGCAGTTTGCTTCTCTATAAAAATAGCAGGGTCAAGATATCCTTTTGCAGCTACACCGCTTAAGATATGACTCTGCTTTGAAAGTTCCATTATTTTTTCATTACATTCTCTGATGTCCTTTTCCTGCTGTTCATCAGCACGCAGCTTTCGTAAGGATTCCAGCATTGGAGAAAGGATCTCTAAGTAATTCCCGGAGAGCTTATTCCACATCAAGATAAATGCTTCTTTTATAATATCCTCCCGGATTGCTATCATGCTGCATTTTTCTTTATCTTCAATGTGCTGGATACAAGACCATTGCACTTTCTCATAAGGCTTTCCAATATAAATTTTCTGCCTCCTGAACACCTTCCCGCATTCCCCGCATATAATTTTACTGCTGTAGGCATAACGGTTTTGTGATTTTATACCATCGACCTTCATTTGCTTGCGGCGGTATTCATAAATTTCCCTGACCGCTTCTGCCTCTTCCATACTGATAATGGGTTCATGATTCTCAGAAATAAAATACTGAGGTAGCTCACCCTTATTTCTTTTTCTCCTAAAGGGGATTACCTCAGTAGTAAATGTCTTTTGCAATATTAAGTTTCCTGTATAGATTGGGTTAAGAAGAATTTCTTTTACCACCCCTTCTGACCATCTTTCAGCACCTCGTATGGTTTGTATTCCTCTCTCACTCAATTCCCTCGCAATAACATAGGAGCCTTTGCCGTTTAGATACTGTTTGAAAATATAGCGGACGGTTTCAGCTTCTTGTTCCTCAATAATCAGCTCACCCCTTTCATCTTTAACATATCCGAGGGCAGGTGTTCCTATTTTAAAGCTGCCGTCTTGAAACCGTTTAATCGCCGCCCACTTGTTGTTTGTTGAAATGCTTTCTGCCTCTCCTTGTGCTAGGGAGCTTAAGATGGTCAAGAGCATTTCACTGCTCTCAAATAATGTATTAATATTCTCCTTCTCAAAAAATACTGCAATGCCAAGCAGTTTCAGCTTACGGATTGCCTTTATACTATCAACGGTATTTCTTGCGAAGCGGGTTACTGATTTGGTGATGATCATGTCAATTTTACCTGCTTCACAATCTTTTATCATGCGTAGGAAGTCATCCCTTTTCTGCAGCTTCGTCCCACTTCGAGCTTCGTCTGCATAAACCCCGACATACTGCCAATCACTTCTTTTGCTAATCAGTTCTTCATAATAGGCAGTCTGCGCAGTAAATGAATTCTGCTGCTCTCTTGAATCAGTGCTGACACGACAGTATGCACAAACCCGTTTTTGCGGCTGAAGTTGCATTATAACCTGTGGTTTTACAGGATTAATTTTAGTTATCTTTTTTACTTTTTTCTGTTTGCCTGCCATGTTCATTTCCTCCTTTCTAACAGATTTTCCTTCTGTTAGCAACACACATTACCACACAAGTTTTGGAATAGCTACTGTTATTACACATATACTTTTGCAAGTTGAGGAAGAAATGTTTGGCGGTTCAAAGCATCAATTTCTTCATATTCTTCATTGGTGATTAAATCGTTACGAAGCAGAATTCCCAGGTACTTTAATGTGATTTTATATTTAACTTCATTAGCTGTTTGCTCTTTTGACACAAATATAACCCCCTATATCTAATGTAATTTTTCCTTTTCATAACCTTATCATTTTATCCGTATAACCTTGGCAGTTGATAACCCTAAACTTAGGGACAATGCCTGATCTATTGAAATCATCCGCAACTCACTTAAGCTTCCTATGTATTCCAAAAGCCGGATGCGATCAATAGTACGTATCTGTTCCAGCAGTACCACCGAATTTTTCTGTAACGTCTCCATACACCCAATTTCCACATGTGTAGGCAGTTCCTTTTTTGGCTTGCTGGTTATAGCTACGGCAATGACTGTGGGGCTGTAACGGTTTCCTATATCATTCTGTATAATAAGCACGGGACGGATACCACCCTGCTCACAGCCCACCACCGGGCTTAAATCAGCATAGAAAATATCTCCACGCCTTATAATTCTTTTTTGTTCCTGCAAAATGTGCACCTCCTTTTATCTGCTTAATGGCACAAAAATACAAACCGCTCTGCTTGTGATTACTCTGTTTGCGTATACAGAGCGATTTGCATGACTTCTGACATTAAGTTTTTTCTCTGTGCTTAATTCGACACTACTCCCCAAGCACAAATGGCAACAACCTAAACTGCGATTAGCTATACCGCATCATGGGAATTTCACCCTCGCCGGGATCTCCGCCGACTGTCCTCATTGCTGATCCCCCATTTAAGAGGGGCTGTGACTGGACAGAAGTATCATTATAGGCTGACGGGATTATTGCGA